ATTTTTTACGTAAAGCTGCAATAAATTTCTTCATATCAGCTGCTGACGTGTCTTTAAATTTCACTCTAATTCTAGGACGATTTGGTACATATGATGGTGCTTTAATAATTGATGTTCCATCTAATTCAAATGTTACATATCCATAATCATTTGCAATTTGTATGAATTGTGCTGAACGTGATGGTAAATCCCAAACCAAAATTCCATGTTCTAATGCTTCGCCATGATTTTGTTGAATAGTGCTACCAACATATCTAATTTCAGGTTTTTTTACTCCATTTACAACTTCATATTTCTGTAATATTTGGTTCGGTTTATGAATATCTCCAAGCAATGTAATGTCATGTCCTTCAAACAAATCTGTAGTTACATGTTCATTTGAAATTTCATAACCAATATCGGTTTTTGCTGAATGTACTGCTCCATGGTGTAAAGCTATTTTATATTGTTCTGATGGAATATCTTTTGCTAGTACGTATTGTGATGGTGGAACATCAACAGCCATATGATTAAATAAAATACCGCCACATTCAAATATACCATTTTCTTTTATGAAATGAATATTTTTATTTTGAATAACATTCAATATCGGTGATAATGCATCTACTCGGTGCATATTATTCAAATTCATGTCGTGATTACCTAATATAACAATTGTAGGAATCATGAACCCATTAAAGAATTCAGTTAACATGTTGATTAATTCTGGAGACATATCAAGTTTTGAATGTACAATATCTCCTGTAACTACACATATTGAAGTATCAGTTGCTTCTTGTGCAATTGTTAAAAACATGTTTTCGAATACTTGACGGTATTCAGTGTGTCGTTTTAATGTTCTAATATGAACATCTGATACGTGAAATATTTTATCAATATTATTTACGCCGATATCAATCTTTTTTATTTCCATAACATTTCCATTCGCATCATTATTAAATCTTCAAATGACATTTGTGCAGTGTTTGAAATACGTTTTGTAATTGCTTCGAATCCTAACTCAGAAGCATCTTTATCTTGTAATTCTACAAAGTATACATTTAATCCTTCATTCATGAATCGTTCAGCAATATCTAAAGCATTTTTCAATGCATCAGCATCCAAACAAATATAAATGTCTTGTACGTGTTCTTCAATAATTTTCTTTTGTAATTCAGGTTGAATTATTTTTCCGAATAATGGTATTGCATTTCTTTTGATTGCAATTGCATCAAATGAACCTTCACAAAGTACAATTGGTTCTCTCCAATTAATCATCATTTCAAATCCAATAATATCTTTTGATACCGTAGGATTTTTATGTTTCATGACATCTCTATCACGGTAAATACGAGAAACGAAGTAATTAAGATTACCATTCGAATCATAACTTGGTATAATGATTCGTTTTGCATATTGCCCTTCTTCTGCATAACCTATTCTGTATTTAATAATATCAAAAACTGTAACACCTCTTCTTTTCAAATAATGCATTGCTGCATTGTATTCATATGACTTTTTATATATCCACAGTGGATGATATTCTTCTGGTAATTGTATTACAGTATTTCGTTCTTCAACATTTTCAACTCGATATCTTGTTGTTTGAAGTATTCTTGCAAGTTGTTCAAAACGTTCTTTTGGTTGATTTAATGTTTTAAATAAAGTATAAATTGATTTACCACGTTTATCAGAAACCCAACAATGCCATGTATAATCACCATTTTCATCTGGTGTTGATCTTACTTCTAATTTTGGTTTATGATGTGAGATAAAAGGAGAGAAGAATGAAATATTGCCTCGTGATGTTGGCTTACCTTTACCTAGTACTGTTTCAAGTAATTGTAATAATTTTAGATTCTTCATTAATATAATATAATGAAAACACGGAACGATTCAAAAGATCTGGTTTATTAATATAATAATTATTAATTTATGTCATCCCATTCATTTCATTCCTGGTCTAACGAATTCATTACATTAAACATTTCATTCATTCAATTAATTAAATGCCATTACTTACATTAGAAAATAATGAATTTTTTTCACACTTCCAATCAAAATTTAAAAAAAGTTTTCTTTTCGGTTGGAATTTCATCTAGTTGGCAACATTCTGCTAACCATTCTGCAGGAATCATTTTCTTTGCAACATGCATGATACCCAGTTTATTAGCATACATTTCATATGTAGTTTTACTACCTTTTGAAATTTTTTGATTTGGATTTTGAAATACTATGCGAATATCAATATCAGGATTCGAATCTAAAACATGTTTCATTTTTTTTCTGTCAGCAGTTGTCCACCGTCCTTTAGTTTCAATATACATAATGCCACCATCTTTTTTATCAAATACAAAATCAGGTGTATATTTATGTTTTGATTCTGGTACAGTATAATGTAATGTTTCAGTTTCGTAATTTACAGGATAATTTATTTCTTTTAATGTGTCTGCTACAGTATGTTCTAATCCAGATTTATAACCATATTTATATGCTTCTTGTCTCGTTTTTGATTTCGAGTTCCAATGATTTTTTGCCATAACTTTTTTTTAGATTTAATTAAAAGTCAGTATCAACTTTAAATATACGTTTTTTGTCTGAATCAGTCATACCAGCATAATATGTCCATGAAACTTCATCAGATGCCGTACCACCGAATGTTCCTTCTCTTAATTTTTTATAAAGACTATTTGCTACCCATAAATTTCGTTTCGCTGTTTTTAATCGTCCGATGTTTTCCGGACTTAAATTGTCAATATTTATTGCATCAATACGTTTAACTTCAGATTCAATCGAATTAATTGTAGGTTGAATATTTTCAAACCACCAAGTACCACGTTCATCAATATTCTCCCCAAAAGTAACACTTACTGCAGAATCTTCATCATCATTCGAATACCAATCACCTTTGAAATCACTCCAATAAGTTTTGTCTTTATATAATTGGTCAATTTTTTCATATATCGCAATAAAATTATCAGATAATTTTTGAAATATAGATTTTGAAATTCCATCTTCTTCTGTTTTTGGTTTTGCTTCTTTTGCAGTTTTTGATTTTATCCTAGAAGCTGTAGTTGATTTTTGAGCATCATACTTTACTTGAGTTGCTTTCAATTTATCTATAATCGATTGTTCTTGCTCAGTAATTAAAGATTTTAGTCGTATCATTATTATCCTAATTTATTTTGTAATTCTGCAGTGATTTTTGTACCTTTTGTAGATGGTAAATCATAAAATATCTCTAGAAAGTGTATGAGATTTTTCGTTGCAGGACCATATTTGCCATCTGCACCATATTTCATAAAAGTTTGATATACAGGTATTTTAGCTGCTTTTAACTCAGAACCTAATTTATTAATAATTTTTTGTTGAAATACTTTTACAGAATTATTTACTGTTTTTATTTTTGATGGATCATATATAATTTCTGTAGCAACTTCTGCTTTTGCTTTCACATCTTTCTTTTTATCAACTTCTGCGTCTACATTAGTTTGTGTTGCTGCTGCAGCTAGAGCTTCAGCCTCTGCTTTTGCTTTAGCTAAACGTTCTTTTTCAGCTTTTTTTTGTTCTTCATCTTCTGTCGTATTATTTTTAACTTTGTCAGGAACTTCAAGATAAACTTTAGCTCCATCTAAATCAAAGTCAGCTGTAGTATTTATATCGATATCGGTTGGTAAATTATTTACGTCAAATATATTAACAATTGCTACTCGTTTATTATCTCGAGTTTTTTTCAATTCTACTTGATAAACATATCTAGAAGTTCTAAATCTAGCAGGAAAGTCTGCAGATTTAAAAATATTAATTAATTCTTGATTAGTAACTTCACCTCCACCTCTTTCAACACGTTTAATACGAAGAGCAACGATGGCCTTAGGTTTTTTCTTTCCAGCTGGTAATCGTGTTAACTTAGATTTATATCGTTGTTCATTAAACAAATCTTTTAATTTCATATTATATTTCCTAAATAGTATACATATAAATATATTACCAATCAACTAATACCATTTTTGATTGATATATCATGATATTTTCTGATTTAAAATCTAAATCTAAATCAAATTCTGCAATTCCTGTTCGTTCTACTTGTGATTGTAATCTTCTTAAAAAATCAACCAACAGTTTTTCTGTTTCTCGAGAACCTTCTGCATCTAAATAATCAAATATACTAACCTCTCCTTGCATATCTAATGCAAATTTAGTATAACGAGTATAAAAATTATCAATCGCAGTTTTATATTGTGTCGGTAAAGGATCTGCGTTACGCATAATATACATTTTCTCAGAATCATTTACATATATTACCGGAATGAAACATGTAAATTCTGATTCACGACCTACAATTACTGATGCAACTTCAAATTCAGCACGCTCTCTAGTAATTTTAAATACATAATCAGTTCCTTGAATTGCATACACAATTCCATTATCTCCAGCTCCAATTCTTTCAAATTGTTTGCTTTTAATTTTATCTAACAATGCATCAACCTGTTTTTCTGCAGAAGATTGTTCTAATATTGTTTTGAGTCGTATCATATATCAGCATCAAACCTTAATAAAATATTCATATCAACATCATCTCGTTTACGTATCGGAGATGCTAATTTTCCTGTTACTAGTAATTGACCAGCATCATTATATAAACCAATTGTTGTTATGTATGGTGCAAAACCACTACTTGATACATACGTATCATAATCAATGCCATTGTCTTGAAGTGTTGATGGATTAAGTGTTAAATTGAAATCATCTTTAGATATTCTAACTAATGCAGAATATTCTGTTGTTGTAACCGTGCTTCGATAACTTGCAGTATATGCTGATGTAGTTAAATCACCGTATTTATAATGTGGACTAGAAACAACAATTGTTCCGTGTTTACTAAATACATTTCCTACATGATTTGTTTGTAAAAATGTACCATCCTCTGTACGGTCCGATAACGCACTTATTTCCGACTGAGTCAAGTACTTATTAAATATTCTTATTTCATCGAGATCTGCCGTAAGATTTAAAGTATTGGGGCTAAGACCGCCAATATTTAATGGATAATCATTATTGATTCGTCCTGATGCTGTATACAGTGTATTAACCCCATACAACAAGAAATCGTGAGATGAAGAAACGTGTAATCCTGCATCCATCCAAATTTGTAATTCACTGCCTGATTTTTGACAAACTACATGAGTCCAATTATCTACACTGCTAGTTGCTGACAATGTAGCATTAAGAGAAGAATCAGAAGATACTTTGAATTCTATTTCATTACTTCCACTTAATTGAATACTAAACGGATATCTATCAATTGAACCAGATTGTTTTGCTACAACAATTTGATTACTACTGCCTGGACTATTAGAACCAGATATAAAAAATGATATTGCATAATCATGTTGTCTGTCATAATAACCAGGTAATGCACTTTGAATATGACCTGCTCCTGCAAAATGTGCTCGACGACCAATTGGTGCGGTAATTCCATCTGTAGTAGGAATTCCAAGTGGATAAGTAACACCTTGTGCTACTTCATATTTGATTCTTGAAGTATCAAAATATTCATTGAATCCTTCATAAAATTTTACATCTGAAACAATTGATGCTGAATCAAACCCGTTATCAATTACATTTCCGTATCGATCGGATAATAAATTTAATCCTGATCCCGTAAAATAAAATGAAGCTGGTTTTATACCTTCTCCAATTTTAAGTTGCGGTATTACAAATATTGAAGCAGATTCATATAAATGTTTTTTAGTACGATTTAAATCAGTTAGTCCAAAAGTTTTACTAGGTTGATCTTTTCTGCGATAATATAAATGATCTATAGAAAAATACGTAATAATTTGTAATGAACTATCAATATTTGCTGCATTATTAAATGTTAATTCAGATCCTAATGCAGGAAGAAAATTGCGATCAGTATATCTTGCTTCTAATGGTAACGCACTAGATGTAACACTACCAGATATAAAAGTAAAAAGTTTATTTGTAACAAATTGCTGTTTTTTAAAATCTGATTGTTCAACCTTTTTAAATACAGAAGGATAATTTCCTTTATATTTATCTTCTTGTCGTCCTTTAGTATTTAATCTTCTTGTTGCCATTATTCAGTAAAAACCCTTTACATTTATTATAAATATAAAGGGTCTTAATTCAGTTATTGTTTTAAAAATAAGAGTTTTAGTTTGACTCTAATAAAATTATCAAAAATCTAATTTTACACGTATTAATGCTTCATTTTTAAATGACTTCAATAATGGTTGTGATAATTTTGCTACTGCTAATAATTCTCTTTGATCATTATACATTCCAATTGTAGTAATATAAACTTTAGGATCGCCTACAAATGTAGATTGGGCAAATTCGCCAACACTACCAGTAGTAAATGATGGATTATTTGAAAAATTATATTCTGCATTTTTAATCCTTACAAAATAATGTGCACTTGTAATAGTTTCAGCATTTCTT